ACATTGGTGTTTGGAAACAGAATGTAAGAACCTGCTGGGATGACCACGCCAGGGGCGGTAACGGTCAATGTGCTTAACTGCCAATACGCACCAGGGGTGTTGGTATTAGTGCTGGTAATGAGGATTTTATTTAAACCGAGTGCCATGACTTAGCTCCTTATAAAGAAATAGAGTTGTAGCCAGAAACTCTGGTCATTGACTTAGGCTTGGTGCTTACTAATTCAGCAATCATCAAGACAGCGCCAACATAACCGATCTGCCAGTTTGGAAGTGTTGATTCAAAACCAGTAAATACGAAAGAACCCTGATCGTGGATATAGAGGCTTAAGTAGTTGCTGTTAATGAAGTACAGAGTACCTTCTGGGCAATATGGATCTGGATAGATTGGCACACCAGCGACCATCAAAGCACGGAAAGCTGCTTGAGGACCGTTGCTGTCACCGTCAAAACCGTGTCCTGGGGTGATTACATACTGCTCTTGACCTACATAGTCTTGAGCAAGGAGTGTCCAAGTACCGAATCCGCAAACACCGAATGTTGGAACTTCTGCACCCTTTTTAACTGTACCAGAGATGTACTGGAGTACATTCTGACGAGTTGGGTTTACTGAACCAGCGTTGTAAACCTTAGACTGCCACCAAGAGTAGGTAGAACGGTTGATGTTACCGTAAGTCTGGAGGTTTGTACCATCGTCAATTGCACCAGGCAAACCAATAAACTGCTGAGTATTGGTGTAGTTGGTGTAAAGCGCAGTAGCCATTGCATCCATCATCACATTGGTCGCATCGTTCATACGGGCTTCGATCAATGGGATGATAGCGTAATCTTGCTGTACTGCACCTTCCATACCGAGGAACGGTACAGGAGCAATCATCAACTTCAGGTTAAATTCAGCGTTAAATGCACCTTGCTGAACTGCTGGCTGGTTGAATGAACCAGAGTAGTCAGACCACTGTGCGTTAACAAACTGAGCGCCTTGTACGGGCACGGTTACTTGGGATACACCACCTGAAGCCTGTTGACTATTAGCAATCAACGCAGCCATCAGAGGCGTACTGTTATAAAGCTGTACGACCAGCTTGGGGATAAACGCTCTACGAGTTACATAAGTAAGTTCGTTATACTGCGATGATCCTGACGCTGGAACTATTCCGCCACCAATAGGCATAATAATTCTCCATTAAAAAGTAAATATCCCCTATTTACTGCTGTTTAAATACCAATTGGTCGAGTGTTCTTGCGTAACTCGCCCAACGCTTTTGCTGCTTCATCCCGTGCGCCCATCTGTGGGTTCTTCCAGTATTTTGATAAGTCAAACTTGCTGATAGCGCTTGGGTTGTATCCCATTGCCGAATTGGATGTTGGCGTTGCAGCTTGCTTCATCCAATCAAAGTACTCGGCTGCTGTTTCATGGTTCGTCATGCCTTTTTCAAGCATTAACTTCTCAATCTCAGCAATCTCATCCTCAGTGCGACCTAATTTCGCTCTGCGTTTTTCGAGTTCTTCTTTCGCATCTTTTTCACGCAATTGCGCTTCCAGTTTCATTACTCGCTCTTCCGCAGAGTTGATTTTTTTCTCTGTGTAATCTTCGATTTCTAATTCTGGAATAGCCAAGTCGGGTTTAACCTTCTTGGTCATGCGTAAAAATTCTTTGCGTGTGTTTGGGTTGTCAGCCAATTGCTTGGCTAATAGTGCCAACTCATCACGCTGTTCAAAAGATAGATCTTCTAAGCTCATAATTTATCCCCTTTCGAGATTAGATAACTTTCTTAGTGTCACCAGGATGTGACATAGACATCATATTTTTGTAGCCAGCTTTAGGCGCAGCAGACAAGCCACCAAACTCGGAATAGCGTGGAGTATTGATAACTTGACCGTTCTTCTGATTGTTGTCAGTAGGTCTGCGTGGTAGGGCAGCGCCACGAGGTTTAAAAAGTTCCATAATGTTTCCTTACATTGCGGGGGTTGCGGAAGGTGCGCCACCTGGTAATCCGCCAGCAGGAGCTGGAGGAGGTACTGGAGTGGACATACCTGGGATCGTTGGTGCTTGTGCCATTGCTTTGCCTTCAGCCGTTGCACCGCCAGCTTGGGGTAGGGTTTGCAACATCTGCATAATCTCAGTAGGTTGCAGTTCATTGGTCTTAGATTTCTTAGGACCAATAACTTTGTTGATTGTGCCAATAGCGTTCAGGATAGAGCGACCTTCATCGGAATCTGAACCTACGGCTGGTAGAGCTTGTTCAAGAAGGTCTTGCGCCATAGATAGGTTAATCATCGCAGCTTCACGATTGCCCATCTTGGGTTCTGGGGTACTCATTGGTGAACCCATTGGAGGAGCGGATGTATCAGACATTCCCTGAGGAACTTCAGGTGCGCTTGGCACGCCTTGTGGCGTTGCAGCATCACGCTGAGATTTAATCATTTCCATCAACTTGTCTGAAGGTACGCCCATAATCTTTTCCTATCAATATAACCGCAAGGTTAAACAAAATCTATCAATTGTCAAGTGGGGGGATATATTTTGCTTCCCTCCCCCCAGGGAGGGTTATTCGGTCAGTCCGAAATAATCCTAAAAAGGATTACTTGCGTGCTTTACGACCTTTACGAGCTTTGCGTGCCATGTGGATATCTCCTAGTTAGCAGCGGTCACCTATTTCTAAGGGAAGGCAGCCACACCCTTTCTCTTCCTCACGAGAAGAAACTAATTAACGCTTGGACTTGCGAGTTTTTTTGTGCATCTTACGCATCATTCTCTCCTAGATTAACTATCCCCTTCAATTATTACTTGCAGCTTTTCCGACCTTTTTTGCTTTTCCGTGCCATGACAATCTCCTAATTAACTATCCCCTAACGGTCCTGCCATAATTCTTTGTTCTTGGACTACGATTAAAACTTTGTACTCCTTGAGTACGATACTCCAAATTCGGACCTTTTTCACCACGCTTAAGTGATTCAGTAGTCACTCTCGGTTGATCCGCTTTGGGTTGTACATTACCTAGTGCCATTACTGTCCTCCCTCTTTTTTAGAGTGATGCTCTTTGGGCGCTGAAGCAGGTGGTTGAGGCTGTGAAGCCTTTTGCGCCTCCATTTTTTTCAAACGCTGTTTTAGCAATTGTTTGCCAGGAGCTTCCACCATGTCAAGTAAAGATTCCTTATCAATTGCACCAGCTTTGAACAGGTTAAATGCCAACTGCTTGGTATCTTCAGTAAAGATGGGGCTGTTCGAGTGAGCATCTACTTTGACTACATAGTCATTGGTAAATTGCTCTGCAATAAACGGCACATCTTCCGTGTCTTTGTAGTGCGTTGGATCGTACTGTTGCATGAGCTTGAGATACAAGGTTGCGACCTTTTCCAAGCTATCTTCCACAATCAAGGCACGCTTTTTTGCTCTTGAGCTACCTAGTCTTGCCAATTGGCTTGCATGACCAGCAGAACGAACACCTGATTCGCCTTTTCCTTGCAAGACATTACCAATACCCGATACTTCTTCAAACATCGCACTGATCTCGTGGATAACTTCAAACAGATCAGGTGGCATTTGAGGAGCTAGTCTTTCTGCCTTAGCGTTGGGCATATCTGACGAAAGCAGACCACCAGCACGGTTTAAAGCAAAATTTTTCTCATCCAAAATGCCAGAAAAGCCCGTTAGAGCTGTTGGCGGTGCTACTTGTTTCGATAACAAGTCAAGGATCTCTACCCAGCGGGTATTGAGCAATACTTGCAACTGCATGAGCTTTTGTACTTCAGATGCACCCCAGAAGTAGTTTGGCAGCGGGTTAGGACAAATCTGAATAAAAGGACACTCGCCTTTTAAGAATAAAGATGATCCTGGTCTGTCATAAATAATGACATTAGGCGCTGCGGTAGTAACGACTTGGTAGTCCTGTGTTTCATCATTCCACACCCATAACTCAGTCATCTCAACAGTATCTTCAGCGACCTGTGGCTTGTAGCGGTTTACGCCATACAAGTCTAGGTTAATGTTGCCGTAGATGGTTGGATTGGTCTGCGACATAACAATTCTGTTAACTGCTTCAGGAATCTCTGATTCAGATACTCGTGTACCTGTGGTGATCCGCTTAACGATGTCATCTCGCTTTGGATGGGAATACAGACGGGCGTATAGTTCCGACTTTGTAATATAGTAGGTTTGAACGATGGCTTCTTGCCTGTCTGTATAGGCAATATCCTCCCGTAGCACACCGATAGAATCGGGTTCAATCAGGTAAGGGTTAATTCCGTTGTTGTAAACCAGCTTGATAAAAGTTGTGTTGTAGCACAGCGCCCAAGTCAAGGCAGTCGAGAATACTTGGTCTGCATTGGAGTTTAGCCACTCATCATTAAGGGCTTGGGTTAGGCGTGGTGTCTTGCGTTGCTCTGCATCATTGACTGATGCGCCTAGCTGGATAGAAAACCTTGTGGTCTCAGAGCTATACAGGAAGGATGTGAGCTGGTCTAAATGCGGATTGATCTTGTTGAAATACGCTGGCGGTTCTTCAGGTCCAGCGCCAAATAAATAATAAGCCCGCTGGGTGGTGTAATCACCTTTGCGGGCTTCTTTCGATACCAAGCACTTAGCGATAATGTCTAAATAGAAATCTTCTCTGGCTTCAGGGCTTGACGGTATTCTCATCGCTTAATCTGTAAGTTATCGGGATCTCTCATTGTACTGCTTGGATCAATAGTAGGTCCTTTTATAACTCCAGCTTCTCTTGGTGTCAAGCCTACTTGTTCATCTCTTACAGGTTTGATTGCATTACCCCGTAAAAGCGATTGCATATTCAATCCTTGGAAGCCTTTTTCGCCACCGCCCCAGATAGCAGCATCCCCTGGTCTTGCTTCCCTTGGCGCTTCGGGGATCGGGGTTTTCTGGAGCTTGTCTTTGTTGCCACGCTTGCGGGTTGCGTACTTTTCGGCTTCTGCGTAGTCTTTTTCTTTGAACTTGTTTTTACGGGTGAGGTATCCGCCTTGGTTTTCACCTTCTCTGGTGCTTTTAATGTCGGACATATCAAACTCGATTGCAAGTTGCTTTGTTGACTTGTCAGTGAACTTGGTCTTTGCTGAGATAAGCCCAGGAGCTTGCAAAAATACTTGTAAAACTT